TTTAGCATCAGGACTTCCACTCCAAAACTTATATTTCGGGTGTACAATTGTTTGATCTGAAATTAACTCGTAACCTAACAAATGAAATTTGTCGCAATAGTATTCTGCAATTTTACCCCACGTTAAAGATTGAGAAACAGCACCCAAATCAACGGAACGCCCGATACTTCTTTCGGCTCTTTTTTCTTCAATGTAAGTTAGTGCCGGTGCTCCAAAATCTTTTCCGGTTCTATCCTTTGTTGTAAGTTTCCAAATATTTGAACTTGTAAACCTACCTATTCTTTCAAGTACTTCTACCATAATTAAGACTGTTTTTTATTTTTCAACAAATACAAAACTTTATCATAATTCTGTACTTGCTTTTCGTTAATAATTTTGTCGATGTTTGAAATTTCATACTCTGAACAAAACTCTTTTACAGTTGGGTAAAGTTCATTGATTTGCTCCAATTTTGTTACATCTTCATATTCGGTGTCAATAGTTGAAAATTCGTCCTTGACCTCGTCAAGCGTTTGCATACCTTTCAAAATATCCGGCGCATAAAGCCTACCAAAAAAAGATGCTGCACGATACTGAAACATTAATTCTGGCATTGTTTGCCATTTAGAACCCGTTTTTGATAACCACCCCTCAGATTTTACCATTAACCACGTTACCAATGGCCCGGATAATTTGTTTCCATCCATATCCTCAGTATAGGCTCTACACCCGTAATCGTCTGATTTTGGATTTGACCCTACAAATTCAAATCTAAGCGGTTTAAAACGCCCACACGAATTGATTGAAGCGATAATAAAAGTACTACTCCAACTTGGCTTTCCTTTAATAATATCCAAATTCTGCATTACTTCAAAAGGTGAAATCTTTAATCGATTTGCCATTTCGAGTGCAATCATGGTATTAGGGATATTATTTTTATATGAAGCTGGCACCAAGTCCGAACTTGCTAAACCTTTTGCAATTCTTTGACCGTCCTCAAATGAAGCTATGTTACTAAAAATAGAACCGGCTTTTGTTGTTGTTGATAATTCTTTTGACATTTTACAATTCGTTTAATTCGGTTAATAATTGATTTTTCAAAGCATTGATTTTGATGTTTGCACCCTCAATAAATATTTGAATTTCCTTATTTTCGGTTGCTAAATGCAAATCAGCGAAATAAGTTTCCAATGATTCAGAAATTATTTTTTTGTCGGTTGCTAAACGCTTTTGACGTTCTTTGTTTTCTTTTTCTGCTTTTTGTTTTGCGAGTTGTTCTGCTTTTTCGTTGGCTTCACGTTGTTGTTTTTCTTTTGCAATTTGGTCTCTTTCAGATTCAATTTTTTTAACCGAATCATTGAAAATATTTTCAAAGTCAATTACATCACAATTGAAAATTACTTCACTACTTAAAAAGAAATTAAATTCTTTAAAAACAAATCCAACGTTGCCAAATTCAAAACCTAAACCAAATAATCTTTGTTTACGAACCTCAAAAACCTTTTCTTTTTGTTCACGCTCTTTCGCTTCACGTTCTTCACGGTCTTTTTGTTGTTGTTGCTCGATTTCACGTAACTTCTTATCGGATTCCTCTTTTTCAAGCCTTAATCGCTCGTTTTCTTTGCGTTGGTTTTCCTTTTCAGTCAAATCATTTGATTTAGCATCAAATTGATTTTGAACTCTCATTTTAGCTTGCTCCAAAAGAATTTCAAATTCTTGAACATCCATTTCAGAATTAAACAAAACATCCAATTCGTTTTTTACACTTAATCCCGTTTCAAAAGTCATGGATTGAATTTTTTCGTAACATTTCGATTCAAAATCTGAAATCATTGTTTTGATGTTATCAATCCTTTGATTTTCGATGCGTTCATTTTCCAAACGTTCATCTTCTTTGATTTGCTCCCAACGTTTAACCTCGCTTTGTTGCTTTTCTTCATGTGGCAAAGTAATGTCAATCAATTGCTTTGTTTTTTCTCCAACTGATTTTCGGAATGTAGCAATTTTTGAAGCGATTAACTTTTCCTGATTTTCCAAAGCCGTACGCCCTTTTAAAAGTGCCGTTCTGCGTTGTTTAGCCGTTTCATATGTTTTGTTGTCGATAATCTCAATGTATGGATTTTCAGCAACGATTGCATTTTGATTCTTTTCAAAATCTACTAATTCCGGTAAATTGTTTACGTTTAAAACGTCTAAATTTAAAACTTCTTTTTTCATTGTCTTTATGGTTTTTATTGATTAAACTTCCTTTACTAAATCCAAAAATTCAGCTTTGTAATCTCGCATGAAATCACGTAAAAAAGCCAATACTTGTGGAGGTTTTTTCCATTCGTTCAAAGCCTTTGCGATGTTTGTTTTCGGATTTTCAGCTACAATTCTAAAAAGAACATCAACTACATCGGGTGCTTTCTCGTTCCAATGCCTGATAGTTGTATGGTTAAGTCCATACTTCAAAGCAATTGCATACTTTGTTTCTTCAATTTTTGGATTTGATTTTAGATAGTCATTTAATGCAATGACAACCTTTTTTTCTGCATTTTCTGCCATTTATTTAAGATTTAATTGTTAATACTCTTTTCTAAGTTCACTAAGTGGCTTGTCAAAATTTGGGTCTTTTTGATTTGTCCAATTAGTTTTTATACGTCCGTTAATTTCGATAGAATTAGGGTTTAAACGCTCGAAATCTGTTTTCTCAACTCTGACTATGGTTGCCTTCATTTTAATTGATTTAAAAGGTTAATTTTTCGTTATTGTAGTAAAACCCAAAAGGGATTCTGTTTTTTGAAGTGTACATTGATTTGACTTTCTCAAAGGCTTCTTTTAAGTCATACGCCTTTACTTTATGAATGTCAAAATCTTTTTCTACTTGACCCCTTACGGTAAATCTATACCATACTTCAATCTCAAATTCTGGTAAATCGTTTACATCGGGTGCAGTTAAATTGAATAAGTCTTTTTTAGATAGCATTGTTTTATAATTACCGTTTGACTTGACAAATATAAACATTTTTATTTCATATAAACAAAAATATTTTATAATTATTTTTTGAACATAAAAAAAACCTTTGCCAAAACGTGTAGCAAAGGTTTTCAAACTTAACTCAAACCAATATTTATTTCAACTTCACATCCTGACTTTCTGAATTACTTATGTTAATCGTAATGTTTGACGGTGTATAAACACCTCCCAAAGATGAAATTGCAGTAGCTATTTTTGCAAGTTCAACATTTATCAAATCCTTTTGAGACTGTAAACCCGTGTTTAATGGTGCATATCTAACCGCTGAATGATTATTTCCGTTTAACCATAGCTTTCCATCACTTTTATTCCAAATAAACGATTTTAACGCCCCGTTTGAATCAACTGAATATAATCGACTTTCCCCCACCTCTGAAAGTTGATTTTTGTTGATATATCCAATTATCACACTTTCACCATTGTTTGAAGTATCGGCATGAATTGCAACCATATCTTTTAATGGATTTGAATCCAATCCAAAAGGACTACTCTCACTTGCCGTCTTTGCTCCAAATTGAAAAAATTTAATAATTCTTTTTCCTAAATCTAATCGAGTAGAATCGACTTTTCCAAATGTTATCATAATTCAATTATTTTAGTTGTGACGTTTGTGACTTTCGTAATAAAATAGAATATTTCTCGGGACTTTTCCTGTGTATGTCTCTGGTAAAACTAAATCCAATTCAGTAATATCCTCTTTTTCATTAAAAGTTAAATTAACCCCAGAAACCATATAACGAGAATAAGCAAAAGAGTAAATTTCATGGTTATGAACATTTACAATTTCGCCCGGAGTTATATCGTCAAACAAACCTTTTAACCTAACTTTTACAGAAATATTTTTTAATTGCGATGCAAGTTCATTATTGGCCGCCTTTGATGTATCAGTGTCCTCTCCAGAACTCAATAGCTTTGTTGTCGGTCTGTATTTTCCGATTAAAGGATTTGTAACACTATCAACAGTAGAAACGCCCGCATTTTCTTCACTTGGTTGTCGTATTACATTAATTTCAGAGTGCATACCTTGACCGTTAAAACTCGATGACATTGACAAACTATTTTCACTATTGAAAAAATATCTAGGGTTTTGCTGATCGTTTGGTTTAAATAAAAAAACGTTGCCTTTTTGATCATGCGACAAAAGTATATTTCTTTGACTTGTCAATTTCGATAAATAAGATTTGACAGTTTCCCCCGGAGATGCGACTGTTTTTTTATAAGTTAAGTTTGATTGTGTTTCAGTTTCATTATCTGGAGCAACGATATTCGTGTTACCGGCACTTTTTCCAATGACTAAACCAATACCATAAGCACTACACAACTTTTGTGCAATTTGCTTTAGTGATAGATTTGTGTTTTCAAGTGGGTAAAATTTCGGAGGTATGGTAACGTCCTCTAAAATTCCAGATAAAGAATAACCTGAAATTGAAATAAGATTCACTTTACTGTCAGAATTAAACGAATGATTTAAAATAGTTCCCGTAAAAATCAATTTATCATTTTTATTGAATATTTCTATTTTATGGAATTGAAGCGGTTTAAATAATTCTTTGTGTAAATCATTTTCAGGATTAAAACGGCATTGTAAACCGAATGTCGATGCTATTGAGTCGAGTTTTAGGTTTATGGTTCCATCGGTGAAAAATGTAACGTCACGCCCGTTTATACGTATTTTCATAAGTAACTAATTTTGAACAAAGTTAAATAAAAAAACCGTTCCAATTAAGAAACGGTTTTTCACCACATTTTTTTTAAAAAGCAAAAGCCCAAACATTTACTGAACGTATTGCAAATGTAAAGATATTTTTTAAACGTAATACACAATTTTACGCCCTTTTCGTATTTTGAAATTTTCATTCATTTTGATTTGGTTTATTTGTCTGAATCTCTCTAAATTTTCATCGTTCACATCCATACCTAAATAACGGTGTACCAATAATATTAAATTGGTTTCTTTTTCAGTATAAACAACCCTTTCTTGTTGACTGTCAAAACCTAAATTAAACAAATTAGCAACCGTAAACACAACCATATCATACAACTGACTTTGTACTATTGCATTTGGTTGCCATGCGTTTTCAGTATCATAAATTGATACACTAGCACTATCCAAAGTTGCCAAATAATCACTATAAATAGCAATCAAATCACTTGCAACGGATTGAATTTGTGTTATGACTTGATAATCTGAATCCAAAGGATTTACAGAGGCATTAGCATAATTAGCAATTATAGCCCCTGAATTGCTCTCAAAAAGTAATTTATCTGAAATAGTATTCAAAATCGTTTTTGACTTATTGTATGCTTGTTTAAATCCGTTTAATCGTACATCAACGCTTGTTTCTATTCTACTTGGTATTTCAAGTAAGGCTTGAGCTTGAACAATCGCATCAAAAGAATTATTTAAAAGATTATCCGCACTTTTTGAAGCCCTTGCCGTTGCATTTTGATAATTAGCAAAAACACCGTCCGCAATACTCGGATTTTCACTTATAGCATTAGTAAACGAACTCGAATTATTTAAGTTGGTTTCCTTCAACTTTACAATGTCAGCACTCTCAAATAGATCCTTAGATGAAAACGATTCCGCAATACTTTGTTGAATTTCGATTTTACGCTCTAAAGAGTTATCCTTTACGTTAAAATTAGAGTTTGGATAGTCAACGTCAATCGACTCCCAAAAATCAACTGTAACGGCTGTAATGTTTAAATTTTCATCATTGCGTGTAATTCGTAAAGGTTGCCCTTTGATAATTCCATAAAAAGGGTGGTTAACCGTCCATACTCTCGGGTCTTTTGCAGAATTTTCAAACGCTTGTGATTGCTCAATATTGTTGCTCCCATCAAACCAAAACGTTAACGGTATCGATGCTCCTCTTGGTAACTTCCTCTCAATAAGTGAACCAGAAACGTTTATAAAATCAAAAACACCAACGTTAAACTCGGTGTCTTTTGTGCCTCCCTGCCAAAGTGGAAAATATTCTTTTCCATCGCCACACGTTATTGAAAATCGTACATTATTAATTCTATTTTCCCAACTCATCTTAAATATTTTTTAAATTGAAATTCAGCATTGTTTTGATAAATTTTTGCGGTTAATTTTGATGCTAATTTTGCACTAACTGAAATAAATGGATTTGGTTTAACTTTACTTATTCTGGTTTTGCGATAAATGAAAACCGGCATTATTTTGTTTTTTGAAATACGCTCAAAAACAGTTTCTTTTGACCCGTTTTTAATCCTGAAATACTTTGACCCTTTTACTCTTTTTTGAGCCGTTCCTATTTTAGAAACGTTTTTAAAGTGATACTTTCCTTTTACTTTTTTGGTATTACTTCCTGAAACCCTTGCTTTGTCGTGTGCCAAAAGTTTACGCCCCTGAATATTTCCCCCAGTCTCTTGTTTTTCCAATCCGTCCGACAAACTGCCTTTTGACCCGTCAATACCTACTTTTGAAACCATTCTATTAACGTCAAATCCGCTCGCACGTTGTACAATTGTCATTCGATTAAATAGGTTTTTTTGCCTAATTGTAAAATTTTCATCCGCTTTTTTTGGAACTAATTTTTTAGATTCAAAAGCTAAATCATTTAACGTGTTACGAACGGCACTTGGAAAAGCTGAACGATGCAAAGTTTCAAGTTTTGCCGTTAATTTTATTGAAGCATCCGTATTAACATCTAAACGCATAAATTATAACTCCCATCTTTGAGCAACTTCACCAACTCCAAAATAAACTTCACCGCCTAACTGAAACAAACGACCTACCGCATTATATTGACCCAAAGTTAATTTAGCTCCAGTTGTTAAATTAAATGATTCTAAAACACCACCAGTCAAAGTGTAAAGAAAATTATCTTTTACAACTGCATTTGAAGTCTTTACAAATGAACTATCAATGTTAAATGTAGAAACAGTCGTAACACTCGCACCAGATGCGTTATAATCTAATTTTCTAATCGAATAATCATTAGCACTTGTATTAGCACCATTTGTCAAATAAATAAAACTTCCATCCGCGTAAATATACGGACTTCTATCTGTACCCGTTCCAAATACACCAGTTGCCGTAACCGCTACACTTAGACTTAAATCTGTCAATGTAAATTGTCGTAAAAAATAAGCGTTTGAAGCTACTGAATAACAAAAACAAACAATTCTATTTTTAATTACTAAAATATCATTAACTAAAACAGTCCCATCTGAAACATCTACACGAATAACTCCTTCTAAATAATTACTTGATGGCAAATCAGTAAGTAAACTGCCATTGTCTTCATATTTCATTTGAGACAATGAATTAAAAGAAACCGGATTTCCTAAAACCGGAAATGCATTTTCGGGTGCAGTATTTGAATTTGAAATATTATACGCCCGTACACCAGACGCATCTAAAACAATCACCAATTCATCACCTGAAATAAACCCGTCCGATGTAAAAGAATAACTCAAATCATCCGCCCCCGTTCCGTTGCCTTTAATTGTATATAAAACTCCACTTTCATAATTTTCAGAAGCCCTCGCAAATAAAACATACTTGTTTGGTAAAATTCCAAAATTTAAAGGTAAAATCCATACGTTTGTTGATCGACTTAAAATTTGCTCAATATCATTTTGAACATTAGTTAATCGTTGTAAGGCTTGAATAATTTGAAATTGAGTTTCTTTTGTGTCCTCCGTCCCGGTGGGTGTAATTTTTGTTACTTCCAAAAGCCGGTATAAATTCATTAAAATATCGCCGTAAATCTCTCTTATTACTGGTGTACCGTTTTCGGTATCTGTTTCATTTCGTACAGTTGCCCCAAATGGAAATTTAGGAGCACTATCTTTATCTGTTATTGGTAAACTACCTAATACTCTCATATGATTAAATTTTAAAATAATTGTTCTACTTGTATATGAAACTTTAAAGATTGAGTACCACCAGCCAATTCTCTTAAAGAAAATTGAAATTGAGTAGTAGATATAGGTTTAAAAACAACACATCCTATGTCGTTGTCTTGTGCAAAACTACCCTCACTTTGAGTGTAAATTTTACAAATATAATTTGTATTGCTCATATTATTTGCCATATTTACCGTAACAACGCTATCTCCCGCTGTTACAACAGCACTTGCACTTGTAAAATCTCCAAAAACTGGTAAAACTCCACCACTACCAGCTGCGTCTAAACCTGAAACCCAACCTTTATTTTTTATTGGACTTGCTCCAATTCCAGCCACAATCGCAAAGTGTTCTTTTGGATAAATACCATTTCGCAAAGCAGTAGCCAAATAAGTAGCAGAATCAGCACCGTTCACACGTCGAATAAAAGCGACTAAATTAGTTAGTGGAGTTGTAGCAACAGAATCAAGTAATCCGGCATTCTCTTGCGTTTGTGTAGCCTTTTTCAAATAAAGCAAAAGCGAAACCATATTATCTAAGCTAACTTGATCCGCTAATCGAATTAAATTAACACCGGTATTTGTTTTTACAAGTCGTACATAGTTGCCAGATTCAAAGTTACCCGATACAGTAGCCGTAAAAGTTGAATTATCACTTCCTTTTATTTGCGTTTCAGTTGTACGATTAAAACCGGCCAAACAAACAATACTTTCATTATCTTTCATTGATGCAAGTTTCACACCAACTTGAATAACTCCAGTATCAACTGATAAAGGTAAGATATAATCATTTTTTGAAGCCAAAGCAATTAACGCATCAATTATTTGAAATCCGTTTGTTTCGTTGTCTGGCAACCCGTTTGGAATGATACCATACAACCGCATTAATTTAGCTATTGTTTGGTGAGTGTCACCGTAAACATTTTCATTTACAGCCGTTCCATTTCCAGAACCGTCGTTGTTTTTTATACGTCCATCTGGATAATTTGCTAAATCTGAATTATCTACATTTGGATTAGAATTTAAAGCTCTCATTTCTTAAATTTTATGTAAAGTTAATAAAAATGTACGCAACCGTGTGAGCCGGTTTTAATTTTAGCACCAATTCCTTAAACTCAATTAATCTATTTTCGTCGATTGTTGCCACGTCTCCAAGCGTTTCACCTCCTATAAAAAAAGTTGGCCATAGATTTGAACCTACTGAATATTGTTCATTTGGTACAGCTAAATTTGCAATAACATCAAAATTTAAACTGCCATGCTGAACACCGTCACCGTGCTGAGTAATCCCACCGTGCTGAGTATTATTTAAACTTAAAGAAACAATATCCGCTGGAGTTCTGTAAGGACGTGTATTTTCGTGTACATAAACATCAAATCCAGCTAATCTCAATTGATTTTCAATAAATAAACCGCTTTGACGTGCTTTAATGTTTGAGGGATATGCCATTTTTCGCAAAATAGCTTGTTTTCTGACTTCTAAACTTAAACTAGGATTCGTAACCAATCCCAAACGATACTCCCACAAATTACAGTCGTTTTCATTAAAATTATCATTGTCAGGAAAAGTACTATCTATCGTTAATTTACACGCTTCAACAAATCGAATGTAAGTCCTATTTATTGCTACGTGCAAATTGAAAAATACACCTCCTTTTTTTTGATACCATGCCCGACCAGTCGGATATAATTGACGTGTTAAACTTGAAAAAATATCCGATAAACTAAACCCCGCTAAAATTGGATAACGGTGTGTAACTCCTAAACCATGTGGAGTGCCTACACCGTGCATTGTACTTCTATCTGTTTTTTGATACATACCTAATCTTAATTGAATGTTACATTATTCAGTATCGGAACGGCACCCAACTCAAACTGATAACTTGAAACTGAATTTCCATCAACGTTCATCACAAAATTTGTAAAGAAATTTGAACTTTCCAATACATCCGTTGCCACGCTTTGCAATCTAGCCTCATAAAGAATATCATTTTTTGAACGTGGCAAATCCGCACCCGCAATATAAGGTCTAATATCACTTAAATAGGCTCTCATATTTTGCGTAATTGCATCTTTTACAGATTGAATATCATTTGATAAACCCGTAATCGTAACATCCACCGGAACTAAATCAATGGATAACATTTCTAAAGTCGCTTGTATTGGTTTACGCCCTCTTTCGTTTAATGGTTTGCTTTCATCTGGGTCAAACTCAATAACATCTTCTACATCGTTTAAAAGTGAATTTGATGTTACTTTTGGATTTCCATCTGTATCCAATTCCGTACCCTCTACATAAATTTGAACTATACCAGCATCACCATTTTTAACGTATGGATAAACTTTTCGTACTCCCTGAGCATCTGAAGCCCAAAGTCTATAATCAGTCTTACTACCTCCTTGTGGTTCCAATTGAATAGCGTCTAAAATAGCTTGTCGATAAACCTCGATATCTTCACCGGCTAATGGTTCTTCTAAAATTGTCGATACCGATACAGTTTGATTAACTCCTAAAACCGGCTCAGTTATTGTTAAATTATCATTGACATCCAAAGCAAATTCAACTCCAGAACCAAGTGAACGAACCTCGATAATATCGTCTGTACCAGTCAAAGTATATTCCGCATCCAAAACATACAGTTGCCCCGGACTTTTAGCATCTTCATTCGACAAAAAAGTTAAACCCGAACGCAAAACAGAACCGGCTACACCCGTAACACTAAACTCAAAAACTCCCACCGTTGCCGGACGTGGATTTCTATTCAAATAAATACGCCCTATTCTTTCAAGTGTCCCCCCGTTTTGCTCCAAGTCAGCAGTATCAGGAAAAATATTATTTTGAACGTCTGACAAAAATAAATAAAGTAGTTTCGTTTTTGCAGAAATAACAGCCGTAAAAGCATCTAAAGTCTTTTTTAATGAATCGGAATAAATGTTTAATTTACTCTTAAAATCATTCGATAAAGCCGTTTGTAATTCGCTTAAAGTTGGTATAGGTCTCATATTATTCTCTCAATTATTAATTCGTTTTTTGCATTATCATACACTAATTGCAGTACTTTATCCTCTTGGTTGCCTTTTCGATTAAACTTTACAATTATACGGATTTTATTCACTCCAAAAAACTCGACATCAACACTCGAATCCAATAAATCACTCAAATATTGTAAATCTTGTTCAACTGCTGAAATAACCGTTAATCTACCCACACTATTCAAAGCTACATTTCTTAAAACTCGTTCCGTATTTGAGTTAAATTGTTTGCTTTGAACTTCACCAAAAAATAAAGAGTTACCCCACCAATCAAATCGTTCTTCTGTAAATAAAAAGTCAGTACGTGTATTTTGCTCCACGTTGCCACCAAATAAAGCCAAATACACTTGTTGGTACAATGTTTCGGTTAACTCTAAATCACCACTTAAAACAGCCATTTCGCCACCGTCTCCACTTTCAAATAATAAAACATCTTTTGTATTCATATCCTAAAATTTAAAACGCCCCTTGCGTTGAACTTACATTTACCGGAATAAAGCCATTTACATTATTTTCAAAAGATTGCATAAAACCACCTTTATCTCGTAAATTAATGTCTAATGATCCATTCATAGTATTTTGTTTAGACATCGACTCTTGTTTTGGAGTGACAACCTGAACTTCACTATTTTCAGTTAAGTTCATATTGGTTCGTATTTTTTTCAAACTTTCCAAACCAGAATCCGCAAATTTACCTACTCCGGGAATCTTTGAAATTAATTCTAAAATTTGTTGCAATGGATAAAGAATAACATCCAATAAAACTAAACCTAATCTTTTAAAACCTCCGATAATTCCATCCGTTTCAAAAGCTGCCTTAATTGAATCCCAATGTTTACGCAAAGTCATGATTAAATTTATTATCCATCCTAACGGGCCTAAAATCATAAGCATTGAAGCACCCCACTCTTCCCAGTAGTAAATAGCAGAAACAACCAAAGCAATTAAAGCAACAATTGCAGCAATTATTAACCCTATTGGATTTGCTAACATTGCAGCATTTAAAAGCCATTGAGCAGTAGTGTAAGCCTTTGTTGCCGTTGTTGCTATCCAACTTGCAGCAGAATAAACACCCAAAGCAACTGTATTACCCTTCATAGCTAATGACATTGCACCAGTAGCAGCAGCATTAATTCCCATTGCAACGCTTTGAGCAAAAGTAACAGCCGTTACAACTAACATGATAGCTTTCATAGTCACATAAGCACCAATTAAACCCAAACCAACTGCTAAAACTACATCCATATTGTCAGCTAAAACAACCATTACATCTTTAGTAATATCGAGTATTTTATTTGACTTGTCATTTGTTGTAATTAAAGTTGTAAATGCGTTTTTCATCTCAGTAATTCGATTTGAAAACGTTGCACTTTTTATATCCGCTTGTTCCTGAGTAGCATTTGTACCAGTAACCGCTTTTGTAAACTGATCATAAACATCGATATTGTTAAGTATGATTTTACCAGCAGTAATATTTTCAGCACCAAACAATTTAGTTAAGTAAGCATCTTTCTCTTTTGCCGTTCTTAACTTATTCATTTTTTGTGTAGCATCTAACAAAGCATCGTTAATCTGAAATTGTCCAGATTTATAACCTAAACCAGCTTTTTGGAGTTGAAGCGTTACACCTCGTAATTTGGTTCCAGCCTCCGCACCAAATAAACTAAATTTACCCAACGTCTGAATTAAAGCCTGACTTTGTTCAAGTGTGATATTTGCCCCCTTAGCAACCGAACCGAAATTTTTATACGCTTCACTCGATTGTGAAATTGAAGCCGCTCCGGCCGCTTGTCCAGCAGCCAAAACATTTGATACACGTGCCGCATCTTTTGCCTCTAAATTGAATTGGTTCATAATGCCAACTAAATTTTCAGTTTCATCAAATCCGCTGGCTTTGCTAAGTAAAATAGCCTCTTTTGATACCGTTGCCAGTCCGTTTGCTGTCTTTGCTAAATCCGCATTTAAAGCCGCTATTTTTTCAAATGATTGAGCAACGTCAACACTACTTTTTTTGGTGTCCTTTGCCACTAATCCAACTTGCATACGGTACTTTTCAAAATCTTTATCTGACAAATCACTGACAATCGTCCTAAAAGAAGCTATCGCATCATCATAATTTTTTATGTCCTGAATCGCACTCGAAAATATTGCCCCAACGCTTAAACCTAAAAGCAATTGAGACAATCCAGATAATCTACTAAATGCACCGTCAATTTTACTATTTACCCTTTGAACTGCACTTGCAGTCGATTTCGTAAAATTAGAAACCCCAGCAGTCATTTGTTTGACTACTGAGGTAAATTTATCGACTGCTGTAAATTCTGTTGGTATTCGCATTGTTGCAGCCATATCCTATTTTTTATTTAATTTTTTGTCAATTTTTATTACTTCATCGTACCAGTATTTTAACCCTAAAAAATCAAAGTCATCGCAGTACATTTCAGATATTGTTTGTA